AAACACGTTACAAAGGTAAAAGCAAATGTTCCAATCCGAGCATCTGCAGGAAAAGTGGGCACCACTTCTCGACTATGATGGTCTTGATCCAATCAAAGATTCACACAGAAGAGCAGTAACCGCCGTCCTGCTAGAGAACCAAGAAAAATTCCTGAGAGAGCAATCTGCTTTCTCAAACGGAATGCTGATGGAATCACCAACCAATAGCGCAAACGCTGCTGGTGCTTCAGGTGGATTCTCAGGTTCCGCTGCTGCAGCAGGTCCTGTTGCAGGTTTTGACCCAGTTCTGATCTCACTCATCAGACGTGCAATGCCTAACCTGGTCGCATATGACCTCGCAGGCGTTCAACCAATGAGTGGTCCTACTGGACTCATCTTCGCAATGCGTTCACGCTACACCAATCAGAGTGGCACTGAAGCTCTGTTCAATGAAGCAGATACTGTATTCTCTGGTCAGAACTCTGGTATCGGTCTTACCGCTGCATCAAACGTTAATGCTGGTATGGGTACTACCACCCAGTACGGCAGCAACCCAGGTCTTCTGAACCCAGTTGGAAGTGCAAATTCCACTGGTCCTAGTGGATACAACGTTGGTCAGGGTATGTTCACTGGAGATTCAGAGAATCTCGGTAACGGTGCTGGCAACCAGTTCAACGAAATGGCATTCTCAATCGAGAAGGTCCTTGTTGAAGCCAAGTCAAGAGCACTGAAGGCAGAATACAGCCTTGAGCTTGCACAAGACCTGAAGGCAATTCACGGTCTGAATGCAGAAGCAGAACTTGCTAACATTCTCTCAACTGAGATCCTCGCTGAAATCAACAGAGAAGTTATCAGAACCATCTATAAGGTTGCTGAGCAAGGCGCTGCTGCTAACACTGCAACCGCTGGTGTATTCGACCTTGACATCGACTCCAATGGTCGTTGGTCAGTTGAGAAGTTCAAAGGTCTTCTGTTCCAAATCGAGCGCGACGCTAACGCAATCGCACAAAGAACTCGTAGAGGAAAGGGTAACGTTGTAATGTGTTCAGCAGACGTTGCTTCTGCACTGAGCATGGCTGGTGTACTTGATTACACTCCTGCTCTGAACGCAAACCTCAACGTTGACGATACTGGCAACACCTTTGCTGGTGTTCTGCTTGGTAAGTATCGCGTATATATCGATCCTTATTCAGCAAACGTATCTGCTAACCAATACTACGTTGTTGGTTATAAGGGTTCTTCACCTTATGACGCAGGTCTCTTCTACTGCCCATATGTTCCTCTCCAAATGGTTCGTGCCGTTGGTGAGAACACCTTCCAGCCTAAGATTGGCTTTAAGACCAGATACGGTCTTGTTGCTAACCCATTTGCTGAAGGCACCACTCAAGGTCTCGGCAGACTTCAAGTTAACGCAAACCGTTACTACAGAAGAGTTCAAATCAAGAACCTCATGTGAGTCTGGTCACAACTTATTCAGGAGACCCGAAAGGGTCTCTTTTTTTGTCCATAAATATTTAAAAACTACTTTGATATGAAGGATACAATTTTATTGACTTTTGGTTGTAGTTGGACTTTTGGTGAAGGGTCTGGATACGAAGACTGGATGAATGAAAAAGAATATGAAAAAATTAGAGAGAATGAAAAAATTTGTTATGAGAATGGTTGGAGGAAAAGAGTTATTGAGCATTTTGATATAGATCATATTAATTTTGGAGAACCAGGATCAAGTAATGATCGACAATTTAGATTAGCAAAACAGTTTTTTGCATCAAAAAAATTTGAAGAGATTTATACTTCATACAAAAAAATTATAGTGTTATGGGGTATAACAGCAACAAATAGATATGATTTTTGGTGTAAAGATACAAATCGATATGAAAAAATATTATTAAATAATTCTGAAATTGATGTAAAAAAATATAATCAGTATGAAGATCATTTGGGATTAATGTTAAAAAAATTATCTTATGATCATCACATTAGAATTAATGAATTGGAAGTTGAGATAATATTCTGGAATCAATATTTTAAACTGTTAAAAATAAAAAATTTTTGGTTTGACACATTTTATTCAATTAAATATAAAATTAAACCTGTTAATTTTTTTGATATTGATAAACCAAAGAGAGATTTATTATCTGTGTTATGTGATAAAAAACGAGATCATTATAATGTTAAATCTATTATGAATGAAAATACTTTTGATTATGCAAAAAATAAAGGGATCGTAAATGAATACAGTTTACACCCAAAAAAGGAAGGATATAGTTTAATTGCAGATTACTTTATAGATAGATTAAAGGAGCACATTTAAATGGCAACGGGTAACCTGTATAGCAATCAAATTCAAAATAGGAACTTTCTTTCCTCTATTGGTTTTAATTTTACTCTGAATAGAGCACGTAAAGTATCATTCTTTTCTAACTCGGCAAATATTCCAGGAATGACTCTTGGAGTTACTAATCAACCAACTTACTTAAAAGATATTGATATTCCTGGAGATAAAATAATATTCCAAGATTTTACTTTAAGGTTTATTGTTGATGAGAACCTAGAAAATTATATGGAGATTCAAAGATGGATGCGAGGTCTTGGATATCCTGAATCTTTGAAAGAAATATATGAGTTGCAAGGACAAGATACAACTCAGTTAGGATATGATAGTCAGTCAATGAACATCTATTCTGATGGAACGTTGCAGATTTTAAATAGTAATCAAAGACCACAATTTGAAGTCATATTTAAAGATATGTTCCCATACGACTTGTCAGAATTATCTTTTGATGCTACCAATCCAGACACAGAATACTTTACTGCAGAAGTATCTTTCAAGTATACTATTTACGATATATGTGATCCAAAAGGAAATAAATTATGATCTTTGATCTTGAACAAATCCAAGAAATGTGGGAAAAAGATGCTCACATTGATATGGATAACTTACATACTGAATCAACAAACATCCCTCTTTTACATGCTAAATACTTTGAGATTTACAACAATGTAATTCTTCTTAAAAAGAAAGCAGAACAACAAAGAAAAAATATTCGTCACGAACGTTATGAGTATTTTACAGGTAAAGCAGATCCTGAAGTATACGTAGAAGATCCGTTCCCTAAAAAAATTAGAGATAAAGATACTCTTCAAAAATACTTGGATGCAGATCAAAAGTTGTCTCAAATTAGTTTAAAGGTTGAGTATTACGAAACGATTTTAAACTATCTAGAAAGTATTCTAAAGGTAATTCAAAATAGAACTTACCAAATAAAGAATGCTATTGAATTCTTAAAATTCCAAGCAGGATATGGTTGATAACTTTGATCTTTTGATTCAAAAATCAAACGAAGTATATTTAAAAATTACGTGTGAACCTCACATAGAATATGAACTAAGAGACTATTTTAAGTTTGAGGTTCCTAATGCAAAATTTATGCCTCAATATAGAGGTAGAAATTGGAATGGGGAAATTCATTTATTTGATGTAAGAACCAAACAACTCTACGTAGGTTTACTTGATAAATTAATTTCTTTTTGTAGCAATTATAATTATAACTATAAATTTGAAGAAAATAAATTTTATGGGATGCCCTTTGAAGTTAATGAGGGAATCTCATATGAAGGTGTAAAAGATTATATGAAATCTATTTGCTCTCATGTCCCGAGAGACTATCAAATAGAGGGAGTATACGATGCACTAAAACATAATAGAAAGTTATTGATAAGTCCCACTGCATCTGGCAAATCCTTGATGATTTATTCTCTCGTAAGATATTATGTGGAGAAAGGGCAAAAAATTCTTTTAGTTGTTCCAACGACATCTCTTGTAGAGCAGATGTACAAAGACTTTCAAGATTATGGTTTTGATTCTGAGTCATATTGTCACAAGATATATTCTGGTAGAGAAAAAACTTCTGAGTATCCAGTAACAATCACAACATGGCAATCTATTTACAAATTAGATAGAAGTTTTTTTGAAGATTATGGTGTTGTTATGGGAGATGAAGCCCATTTATTTAAATCTAAATCATTGATACAAATCATGACGAAGTTACATCATGCCAAATATAGGTTTGGATTTACTGGAACTTTAGATGGTACACAAACTCACAAATGGGTTCTTGAAGGTTTATTTGGTCCATCATATAAAATTATAAGAACATCAGAATTGATGGAGAAGGGGCATGTATCAAAACTAGACATTAGATGTTTAGTATTAAAACATAAACCTAGAATATTTGCAACTTATGAGGATGAAGTTCAATTTATAATTTCACATGACAAAAGAAATAACTTCATTAAAAATTTATCTCTCGACTTAAAAGGTAATACTTTAATTTTATTTTCACGGGTTGAAACACACGGTAAACCCTTGTATGAATTAATAGATAGTGCTAAAAAAGCAAATAGAAAAGTATTTTTTGTTCATGGCGGTGTTGACACAGAAGAAAGAGAACTTGTTAGAGAAATAACTGAACGAGAAGAGGATGCAATTATTATCGCTTCTTATGGTGTATTTTCTACTGGAATAAATATAAGAAACCTACACAATGTAATTTTTGCCTCTCCTAGTAAATCAAGAATTCGTAATCTACAATCTATCGGAAGAGTTCTTAGGAAAGGTAAAAATAAAACTAAAGCAATGTTATATGATATATCTGATGATTGCACATATAATTCAAGAAAAAATTACACGTTAAATCATTTAATAGAAAGAATTAAAATTTACAATGAAGAACAGTTTAATTATGAAATAATAACAATTAACTTAAAGGAATAGTTATGGAAGAAGATTTTTATGCAACAGTTAAGTTAAAGAGTGGAGAAGAAATATTCTCAAAAGTTATGCCATGCTTTGAAAATAATAAAACTTTATTACTTATTACAAATCCAATTACAGTATCTGAAGTTACTACAAGAAGTGGAGCAACTGGATACAAATTAGAACCTTGGTTAAAAACAACAAAAGATGATATGTTTATTCTTGATATGGATGACGTTCTTACATTAAGCGAATCCAAAGATATCGAGATGATCTTAATGTATCAGTCTTGGATTAGAGAATCTACTGATTTTGATCCTAAAGACAATCCTCATGGTATTAGGAGAAAGATCAATAGAAAGATGGGATATCTCTCTAATGTTAATGATGCTAAAGAGATCTTAGAGAAACTATATAAAAACAGTTAATAATATAACTTGAAAGCGCAACAATGCTATTATACCCATTTTGACCACCCGTGTCAACCCTTGATTTTATTTGTATAGTAGTGTTATAATTTCAACAATTATTAAAGTTATTTTTATGGGTATGCAGGCGGTGCCTAAGAGAAAGAGATCAATTCATTACGTCAATAATAAAGAATTTCTCTTGGCCTTAATTGAGTACAAGAAGGAATTAAAATCTGCAGAAGAACGTGGTGATCCAAAACCAAGGATTACAAATTACCTTGGTGAATGTTTTTTGAAGATTGCAACTCATCTATCATTTAAACCAAACTTTGTCAATTACATTTTTAAAGATGACATGATTTCTGATGGTGTAGAAAATTGTGTCATGTATATCCATAATTTTGATCCTGAGAAGTCTCAAAATCCATTTGCTTATTTTACTCAGATTATTCACTACGCGTTTCTTCGTAGGATTCAAAGAGAGAAAAAGCAACTTGAGATTAAGAATAAAATTCTAGAAAGAACTGGATTTGATGAAGTGTTCTTTGATGACAATACAATTGACGGCATGAATTATTCTGACTATAATTCCATTAAAGACAATATTCATTCCAAGACTCGGTATTGATGAAAGTAGCAATCATTACAGACCAACATTTTGGTGCTCGTAAAAATTCTAAACTTTTTCACGACTATTTTTTAAAGTTCTATAAAGATGTATTTTTCCCTACTATTCTAAAAGAGGGAATTACAACTGTTGTAGATATGGGCGATACTTTTGATAGTCGTAAGGGAATTGATTTCGCTGCTCTTGCCTGGGCAAAAGATAACTATTACGATACTCTAGAGAAGATGGGCGTTACTGTCCATACAATCGTTGGTAATCATACTGCATACTATAAAAATACTAACGATATAAATGCGGTCGATCTTCTTTTAAGGGAATATGAAAACGTTCAGGTATATTCTGAACCAACAGAAGTTCAATTAGATAAACTTAAAGTTCTTTTTATTCCTTGGATTAATGAAGGAAATTATGAAGAGACGTTTAAAAAAATAAAATCCACAAAATGTAAATGTGCTATGGGGCACCTTGAATTCTCTGGATTCCCACCATATAGGGGGTTTACCATGCAAGAAGGTATGGACTCCAAACTCTTTGATAAGTTTGAATTGGTTTTTTCTGGACACTATCATACCAGATCGGATAATGGAAAGATATTTTATCTAGGAAATCCTTATGAGATATACTCTAATGATATTGGAGATACTCGTGGATTCCATATTTTTAATACTGAAAGTCGTTCTTTGCAATCAGTAAACAATCCTTATACAATGCATGAAACGATTTATTATGAAGATAATGATTATCAGACATTTGATTCTAGAATGTATGAAAATAAAATTGTAAAACTAGTTGTAAAGAAAAAAACTAATGAAAAAAAGTTTGAAAAATTTGTTGATAAACTTTATGCAACAGATATTGCAGAATTAAAAATTGTTGAGTCTTTTGCGGATTCGACAACATTAAATGAAGAATACGATTTAGAATCTGAAGACACTGTATCTATTTTAAATAAGTATGTTGATGATTTTGAAGACTCAATAAATAAAGCATCGGTGAAAAGAATCATCCAACAAATATACAAACAAGCTTGTGAGTTAGCATAACATGTATATTCTTACTTTAGAGGGTAGAGAAGATCAAGGTGCTTATTCTGTAACGAATCAAAAAGGGCAACAGATTCTTTACCTTTTTGAAGAAGAAGATGATGCAGTGAGATTCGCAATGATGTTAGAAGAAGATGATTATCCTCCTTTAACTGTAATAGAAATAGAAGATGATTTAATTATAAAAACTTGCGAAGTTAATGGTTATGAATATGCCATTATAACAGAAAATGACATTGTAATTCCCCCAGAACAAAATGATATTATTTGAAAAAATTCGATATAAAAACTTCTTAAGCACTGGTAATCAATTTACTGAGATTAACCTAGCGAAGAATACAACAACATTAATCATTGGCAATAACGGATCTGGTAAAAGTACTATCTTGGATGCTTTGACCTTTTCTTTGTTTGGAAAGTCTTTTAGGGGTGTTAATAAACCACAGTTAATCAATTCTGTAAACGAAAAAGATTGTGTGGTTGAAATTGAATTTAAAGTTGGAACTAATCATTGGAAAGTTATTCGGGGATTAAAACCAACTGTTTTTGAAATTTATAAGAATAATGAACTCTTGAATCAAGATTCTGCATCTAAAGATCAGCAGAATTGGTTAGAGAACATTGTATTAAAAATGAACTATAAATCTTTTACTCAGATTGTTATTCTGGGTAGTAGTAACTTTGTTCCTTTTATGCAATTGGCGGCGGCAACTAGGAGAGAAGTTATTGAAGATCTTCTTGATATTAAAATATTTTCTTCGATGAATGCTGTCCTTAAAGATCAAGTCAAAACGTGTAGAGATGAAATTAAAAATTTAGAGTATAAAAAAGAATCTATTCAAGATAAACTAAACATGCAGCAGAGTTTTATCGAACAGATTCAAAACATTGGTAAAAAAGATATTGAAAATAAAAATCAAACAATTAAAACTATTAGAGAAGACAATGAAAAGTTATTAGTTAGTTCACTTTCCTTGGAAGATGATCTAGTTAAAAAACAAAATGAATTGGTTGAATTTACTGGCGCAACAGATAAACTGCGTAAACTTGGTAACCTAAAGGGAAAACTATCTCAAAAAATTGCAAATGTAATTGATGACCATAAGTTTTTTACCAACAATACGGTTTGCCCAACTTGCACCCAATCTATTGAAGAAGACTTTAGAATAAATAAAATTAGTGACGCCCAAAATAGAGCAAAGGAGTTGCAATCTGGTTATAAAGAACTAGAAGATGCAATTAAAGAGGAGGAAGGTAAAGAGCGTCACTTTACTTTACTATCTAAAGAGGTAATTAACCTATCACATGAAATTTCTCAGATCAATACTAAGATCTCTGGACACCAAAGACAAATCGGAGATCTTGAACAAGAAATTCAAACTATTGCCGATCAACTTAAAAACAGAAATACTGAACATGAAAAGTTAAAAGAACTGGAAGATCAGTATGAAGAGTTGCGTAAAGATACTGATACTAAAAAAGATCTTTTAATTAATTACAACTTTGTATCGGACCTATTGAAAGATGGTGGGGTAAAAACTCAAGTCATTAAAAAGTATCTACCTGTAATCAATACTCAGGTAAACAAATATTTACAAATGATGGAGTTTTTTATTAATTTTAAACTTGACGAAGAATTTAACGAGTCGATTGAGTCTCCAATTCATGATGACTTCTCTTATACTTCTTTTAGTGAAGGTGAGAGAATGAGAATTGATCTAGCACTTCTTTTTACTTGGAGAGAAATTGCAAAGCTTAAAAACTCTTTAAATTGTAATTTGATTATTTTTGATGAGACATTTGATTCTTCTTTGGATACATTTGGAACAGATGAATTTATGAAGATTATTCGATTTGTAATTAAAGATGCAAATACTTTTGTTATCTCACACAAAGAAGGGATGCGAGATAAGTTTGCTGAAGTTTTAAAATTTGAAAAAATTAAAGGATTTAGTAAGGTGTCATCATGAAAGTTTTAGTTACTGGTCATCGTGGATTTATTGGAAGAAATGTATTTGCTGATTGGCAAACTACTCACAATCATTTAGTTGTGGGAATGGACTTTCCTTATGATATTGATAATTTTGTTGGTGATGATTACGACTTGATTATTCATTTAGCAGCATTTGCAAATATCAGAGAAAGTTTGGAGAATCCTCAGAAGTTTTATGAGAATAATGTTGTAAAGTCTAAAAAAATATTTGACTGGTGTAGAGAGACAAATACTAGACTTTTATACGCCTCTTCTAGTGCGGTAGAAGAAGATTATTGGGAAAATCCCTATGCCATGACAAAGTGGATTAACGAACAGATGGCACCACCTAACTCTGTTGGGATGAGATTTACCACTGTTTATGGTCCAGATAGTCGTCCAGATATGATGTATAGGATGCTTGAAGATAAGACTGCAACCTACGTCACCAATCACAAGAGGGATTGGATTCATGTCAAGGATGTGTGTCGAGCAATTCGTTATCTTGCTAGTAGTAAAGTTTGTGGACCAGTGTCTGTTGGATCTGGTAAGTCTGTTTATGTTAAAGACCTTGCTGAGAAGATGGGGATGGGACACCTGCCAGTTAAAGAACTGACCCCAGGAGAGAGACAGGACAATGTGGCAGACACTACAATACTAACTAGTATTGGATGGTTTCCAACCATTAACGTTCTGGACACGATCAATGAACACCCCCAACTGGCAACACCACAGTAAAAAAGAACAAAAGCGAAAACTCAAACCACAAGCACTTCGACAAGCAAAAGCACGTCGGCAAGCACTTAAAAAGCGCCTCACAAGAGGCGCTTCTTCTTTTTTCTAAATAATAAAAGTTAAACCAGTAAACTTCATGAATGAAGCGCGGGATGGAAAATCTGCAAAAGATCCAGGATACTCTTTGAGAGATTGGTTTAAAGGTGGTGGTTGGGTTCAAACTGGTGGTAAGTATGATGGAAAACCATGTGCAAAGCAACCAGGACAAAAGACCAAACCATATTGCAGAGATCCTGATGATCGAGCTGCTTTAGATAAAGATGAGAGAAATAAAAGAGCCGCTAAAAAACGTAGAGAAGATCCAAATCCAAATAGATCGGGTAAAGCAAAAATGGTAACTCAAGAAGCTGCTGGTGAAAAAGATGCATGTTATAAAAAGGTAAAATCTAGATATAAAGTTTGGCCAAGTGCTTATGCATCTGGAGCATTGTCAAAATGCCGTAAAGTTGGTGCTGATAACTGGGGTAATAAAACAGAAGCAAAGGATGAAACTGAAATTGGTATTACTGGATTACCAATTCCTAAAAAGAAAAGATCCCCAGCAAAACAATATGAATTTGAAAAGAACAGAAGAAAAAATTTAGGAACAAATGTTGGTGGTCGCACTTACAGTAAAGATGTAACTCCAGGATATAATCCTCATCAAAAGACATTTGAACAGTTCATGGAACAAGTTAGAAGTATCTGACCAATTTTTAAACTGTCCACCGACCCTCTATCCTTAGGGGGGTTTTTTGTATACTTGATTCAGTTCAAACGAATTCCAATGTCCGTTCGCCACGAAATCAAGTCTCAACTTGCCAAGCTCCTTGCTACCGAAGACCTTGTGGTTGAGCACAAAAAGGTAGAGACTGCTTGCTTTAATGTTCATACTCGTGTTCTTACCCTTCCTATGTGGGAGAAGGCAAGCAACACTGTGTATGACCTTCTGGTGGGTCATGAGGTAGGTCACGCTCTCTATACGCCTGATGAGGATTGGTTGAAGGAACACAAGATTCCTCCGCAGTTTGTGAACGTTGTGGAGGATGCTCGTATTGAGAAACTGATGAAGCGTCGTTACGCTGGTCTTGCTAAGACTTTTTATAATGGATATAAAGAACTGGTGGATGATGACTTTTTCCAGATTGCTGATGAAAAAATTGATGAGATGAATCTTGCTGACCGTGCAAACCTGTGGTTTAAGGTCGGCAACTTTGTCGATATTATGATTGAGCGAGGAGAAGAAACTGAAATTATTAATTTGATTGCCAATAGTGAAACTTTTGCAGACGTGTTGATTGCAGCAGAAGAATTGTATAAGTATTGCAAGAAGAAACAACAAGAAGAAACTAAGATTCAACTTGATAATTTAGAGGCTCCGCAAAGTGGTTCAGACCAACCTGCTTCAGACTTTGTTGATCAACAACAGGGGCAGTCTGAATCTGATGATTCTGATGAGGGTAATTCTAAGCAAGAACCCGAACAGAAAGGAGAACCCGTAAAATCTTCTATGGGAAGTGAAAATAATGAAGAACCAGAAGTCAAAACAATGGATAATCTGGAAGAAGCTCTTAAAGATCTTGTAAGTAATTCTAATTTTGAGAACGTTTACTTGGAATTGCCTCAACTAGATCTTAATAAAATTGTTGTTCCTAATTCTGAGATTCATTCTAAATGCACGGAATCCTGGAATGAATTGCTTGAACAAGTAGAGCAGAAAGAACTTATTTTTGGTGAAGTTGATAAAAAATATCAAGAATTTAAAAAGTCTGCACAGAAAGAAGTCAATTATTTGGTGAAAGAGTTTGAGTGTCGCAAGGCTGCGGATTCTTATGCTCGTGCAACTACTGCTCGTACTGGTGTTTTGGACTGCTCTAAACTTCATATGTATAAGCACAATGAAGATCTCTTTAAAAAAGTGACTACTCTTGCTGATGGTAAAAATCATGGATTGGTCTTTATCCTAGATTGGTCTGGATCTATGTCTGATGTTATGGTTGATACTGTCAAACAACTGTTTAATCTTGTATGGTTCTGTAAAAAAGTTGCAATTCCATTTGAGGTTTATGCTTTTACTTCTGATTATCCTTTGGTTAAATATGACCATGATGGAAGAGCAAATCTTCGTACTCTGTCCTATAAAAAGAAAAACGGACTTATTCAAGTTGGAGAATGGTTCTCTCTGATGAATATGCTTACAAGTAAAACGAATACAAAAGTTCTGGAAGAACAAATGAAAAATATCTTTAGACTTGCTCATGCGTTTGATCGCCATTCATATTGTCGGTATAGTGTTCCTCCTGGTCTTAGTCTGTCTGGAACTCCTTTGAATGAATCTTTGATTGCTCTCCATCAAATTCTTCCTAAGTTCCAAAAAGAAAATAAACTTCAAAAAGTTCAGTGTGTTGTTCTTACTGATGGTGAAGCTTGTAATATTGTTTATCACAGGGAAGTTAAGCGTCATTGGGAAGAAGAACCCTATTTGGGAACATCTCAAATTGGAGCAAACGCATACCTGAGGGATCGTAAAACGGGTCATACTTATGCATTTAATGGTGATCATCACAAGATTACTGAGATTCTTCTTGAAAATCTTACTGATAAATTTCCCAATATTAATTTTATTGGAATTCGTATTCTTGAACCTAGGGATGCCACCAATTTTATTCGTCGTTATTATGGTTGGTATGGTGATGAATTGGATAAGATGACAAGCATTTGGAAGAAAGAACGAGCGATTGCTATTAAGAAGTGTTCTTATCATACATATTTTGGTTTGTCTGCAACTGCCCTTGCACAAGGAACTGAATTTGCCGTTGAAGAAGATGCAACTAAATCTCAAATTAAAAGTGCTTTTGTTAAGAGTCTTAAGACTAAAAAAATGAACAAAAAAATTCTTAATGAGTTTATTGAGTTGGTTGCAAAATGAATTTACCGCACATAGTTAAAGAAGAAACAAAAGAGGTATTGGTTGTATGTGATAGTGCAATCACTGCAATGGGACTCGGATCTTGGGGTAAGAAATATTATCCAGGATACAGGGTTCGGATAATCTCTAAAAAGTTCTTTGAGGAATTTAGACAATCTTAGAACCGTCCACTCTACCCTCGACTCTGCCCCACTCTACCCTATAATTACTTTGTTGAAAACAACTCACCTAACTACATCATGCCTCGTAAATCTTCTGTGAACGACCAACAACTGATTGAAAGCATTAAAGAACTCTATGGTTCTGAAATTACTTCTGGTGATCTCAAAGGTTTTTGTGCCTCTCGTGGTCTTAACTATCAGACTGTGACTCGTCGCCTTGAGGGATACAAGACTGCTCGTGGTCGCTGGAACCTGGAAGTGACTCCTAGCGTTGTTGGTAAAATGGAGCAAGCATACCAAGCTCCTCCTGCTCTTCCTGCTGTTCAACAAAATCTTATTCCTGACAAAGATGATACCTTCGTCAAGTTTGGTAACTTTGGTGATATTAAAAAAATTATTCAGTCCCGTATTTTTTACCCGACGTTTATTACGGGTTTGTCGGGTAATGGTAAAACGCTTAGTGTTGAGCAAGCGTGTGCTCAACTTGGTCGTGAACTAATTCGTGTAAACATTACTATTGAAACTGATGAAGACGATCTTATTGGTGGGTTCCGTCTTGTGGATGGTGCTACTGTTTGGCACAATGGCCCTGTCATCGAAGCACTGGAACGTGGAGCGATCTTGCTCCTTGACGAGATTGACCTTGCCTCAAACAAAATACTCTGCCTACAATCCGTGCTAGAGGGTAAAGGTGTCTTCCTTAAGAAGATTGGTCGTTTTGTAAAACCTGCTGCTGGGTTTAATGTGGTTGCCACTGCAAATACTAAGGGTAAAGGTTCTGATGATGGTCGCTTTATTGGCACCAATGTGCTGAATGAGGCATTCCTAGAACGCTTCCCTGTGACCTTTGAGCAGTCCTATCCCGCTCCCAGCACCGAGCAGAAGATCCTGGAAGGTATCGCTCTGGATCTTGGTTTGGAAGACCGTGACTTCTGCAAGCGTCTGGTGGACTGGGCAGACATCATCCGTAAGACCTTCTATGATGGTGGTATTGATGAGATCATCAGCACCCGCCGTCTGGTTCACATCATTCGTGCTTACAGCATTTTTAGTGATAAAGCTAAAGCGATTCAAGTTTGTGTAAATCGTTTTGATGATGAAACTAAACAGTCCTTTATGGAACTGTATGACAAGGTGGATGCTGATTTCCAGATGCCTGTCCAACAGCAAGTTGATCACGGCGCTCCTTTCTGATATAATTGGGGGAGGACAATGTGCCTCCCTTTTGTACTTTAGTATGAATTAAAAATGTCTAAAAATTATGATGATGGACTTCTTGATTTGTCCTCAGTGACTGCACCAAATCAAGACTTTTGGGAAGACGATGGAATCAGTTTGGTTGGTAATCCATTTGCATCTCCAGGGTCTTCCGATACTATTAACTTCTCTAATGTTCATTATGTGGGCAGTAGAATTCAAGGCGGTTCCTATGATGACAACAAATTTGAATTTAATTTGACTATGAACAACCAAAATGGTTTCTGGAAATACGAAGAAGATAAAACTTTGAAAGAAGTAGAGAGTTATCTTTCCAGTACTTATCATTCTCATTACACTTCTGAACAATCCAAAACTCAAACTCTTGATTTGATTGAGAGTATTGGTGATGCGGAAGCATTTACTCGTTCAAATGCTATTAAGTATTTGTCTCGCTTTGGTAAAAAGAATGGTAAATCCAAAATGGATATTCTCAAAGCAATTCACTATTGTGTTCTTCTTTATCACTTTGCTGGTCTTCATAAGAACAACAGTAACAACTATCCTTATTGATAATGAAACTTTCCGATAAAACTCTTAATCTCCTCAAGAACTTCTCTAACATTAATCAATCTATTCTTTTTAAACAGGGTAGTAAGCTTCGCACTATTAGTGTTATGAAGAATATTCTTGCCGAAGCAGATATTACTGAAGAGATCCCCAAAGATTTTGGAATTTATGATCTCAATCAATTTCTAAATGGATTGGATCTTCATAAAGATCCTGCTCTTGATTTTACTAACGATAGTTATGTTGTAATTCGTGAAGGTAAGAGTCGATCCAATTATTTCTTTGCTGATCCAAATGTGATCATTACCCCTCCAGAAAAGGAACTTATTCTTCCATCTGAAGATGTATCCTTTAGTATTACTTCCGATCAACTGACTCGTCTTATTAAAGCTGCAAATATCTTCCAACTTCCTGATTTGTCTGTTATTGGTGAAGCAGGTGTTGTTAAGATTGTAGTTCGTGATAAAAAGAATGATACCTCCAATGACTTCCAAGTTATTGTAGGTGAGACCGAACTTAACTTCTGCTTTAACTTTAAAGTAGAAAATATTAAGATTATTCCTGGAACATATCAGGTTAGCATCTCAAGTAAACTTTTGTCACGGTTTGACAGTAAGGATTATGATCTGAAGTATTATATTGCTCTGGAACCTGATTCAACATTCGGATGAACATCTTCGTAACTTCTCCTTGGCCTGCTGAAAGTGCTGTTTGTCTCCCCGATAAACACGTTGTCAAAATGCCATTAGAGTGCTGTCAGATGCTCTCTATTGTGGCATCTGACAAATGGGGATATGGATATGGAACCCTTCCAAAGTCTGATGGAACTCCATACAAGACAGAGAAGGGTGCATTCCGCAATCACCCATGTACAAAATGGGCAATGGAAACTATCCATAATGCCTATTGGTTAATTAAATGGGGTCTTAACTTGTCAGATGAGTATGCCCTTCGTTACAATAAGATTCACTCTTGCTATAAAACACTTGTGGATGCTTATTATCTATTTCCTAAAGGGAAGATTACTGAAGTAACACCGTTTGCGAGGGCGATGCCTGATGAGTATAAACTTGACACAAGCATTGACACTTTTACTGCTTACAAGATGTATATCGCATCCAAACCTTGGGTTGCATCTAATTATCTTCGT